TGAAGATGAGAAGAAACTCGGAACAATTGAAACGTCTCCAAAACCAAAGAAACCTAAGAAAGCAGAATAGTCTTAGCTGATAGATAGGAAGGTAACACAATGACAAAAGCTGGAATTCGACTTATCTTCCGTTCTAAAGAGCCAGAGGAAGTTAGTATTGGGGATTACCGTTATAAATATACGGTATCTCCTTTATTACTGGCTAGAATAACCTCTAAGTCTTTTTTCGAAGAAGATCAAAGCTCAATAAACCAGAATACAAAATCTAAACTCAAGTTCGACGCACTATTACCTAATGATGCTAGCGATCGAGTCAATAGAATAAGTCATATACTATATATGGGTACTTTTTATAAAGTGGATTCTATTAGACCATATCCTCCTAGAGTCGCTTTAACTATTGCTGACATTGAGATGTCTGATATCAAGTCTGAATTAGATGAACTCATTATTAAATCAAATGAAAAATCTCAAAATGAATTAAAAGTTGACGCTTTTGATCATTTGAAAGTCGCAATGGTTGAATCCGAGACGGATGAACATGTTAAAGGAAGTCTCTTCCTTAAAGATGGTATTATCCAAATTTGGAATGGCGAGCAGTACATCGACTTGTTATTATTTATTAAAGATAAGGTTTAGGTGTCTGTATGAAAGATAGAAAGGTAGTTCTTGAAAAAATCAAGGACAAGATAACTCCGAATGTTTATTTTACTCCTCCAGATAATATACAATTGAAGTTTCCTGCTTGTGTTGTAACAAGAGAAGACTTTGAGGTTAAGAAGGCTAATAATAATCCATATTTTTCTAGTATGGGTTATAAGCTTGTATATATGTCTAGAGAAGAAGCTGATGACATCTTTATAAAAATGTCAACTACTTTTAAGTATTCATCTTTTCGTACAGAGTATAAAGTTAATGGTTTATATCATAAGGTTTTTGTCGTCTACGAATAGAAAGGAAGGATCTCTTGGCTACAGTTCAAGAAGTTATTAATTATGCTAGGTCTTTAGCGGATCAAGGTATTGGTGCTGATGCCGATGGCGCATATGGTACACAATGTGTGGACCTACCTAATAGTATCTCCCAAATTTATTTTGGTAAGATTTTATGGGGTAATGCTATTGATCTTTTAGATTCGGCTGCTGCTCTTGGTTATGAAGTAGTATATGATGCGGTTGGTGTAAACCCTCGTGCTGGTGCTATTTTTGTAATGGCGGTTGCTGAACATGGGTATGGTCATACAGGTCTTGTTATTGAAGATTCTGATGGTTATACTATGTCTACTATCGAACAGAATATTGATGGTAATTGGGATGCTCTATATAACGGGGCTCCTGCTAGATACAATACTCGTGACTTTACCGGTATTGTTGGCTGGTTCTACCCTCCTTATTCTAACGAACCTCAACCAGAACCTGTAATTCCTCCTCAACCAGAAACGCCTGCTGATCAAGTAGTTGTCAATGATGAGGTTGGTAGATTTACAGTTAAGGTTGCTGGACTTAATGTTCGTAAAGCACCGCATTTAACTGCGGAAATTGTAGACCTTTATACGCCTGAACAAACATTTATCTATGACTCATGGATGGATGCTGACGGGTATCGCTGGTTGTCTTATATTGGAGCAACTAGTGGCGAGCGACGTTATGTTGCTTGTGGTAATGTTGAAAACGGTGAACGTATTAATGCGTTTGGCGAATTTTCTGAAGCTTAATATCATATTGGAGGAAATATCTAATGACACAACTTAAATGGGATGAGGATACTAAACGACTTTACGAATTCGGTGTCGATAACGGTGTTCTATACCTTAAGAAGAGCGACGGTTCTTATGAAAACGGTGTTGCTTGGGATGGTCTGACAAAAGTATCTGAATCACCAGAAGGCGCTGAGTCAACTGCGAAATATGCAAACAACAAGAAATACTTGAACCTTCGTTCAGAAGAACGTTTCAAAGGTCAGATTTCTGCCTTTACATACCCACAAGAGTGGAACAAATGTCAAGGTAAACGTAGTCCTATGTCTACAAGCGGACAAAAGAAAGAACTTGCTGGAGTTACTATTTCTGGTCAAGCTCGTTCTGATTTTGGTCTTTCTTATCGTACTCGTATCGGTAATGATACTGAAGGTTTGGACCATGGTTACATTCTTCACCTTGTATACTCTGCTTCTGCTGGTGTATCAAGTAAAGAATACCAAACTGTTAACGAAAGCCCAGATGCTCTTGAGTTCTCTTGGGACTTTGATACAGTACCAACTGCTGTGGCAGGAATGAAACCAACAGCTCACATCGAAGTAAATAGCACTTTGGTTGACAAGGATAAATTGGCTGAACTTGAGAAGAAACTTTATGGTGCTTCTGATGCTGAACCAACTCTTCCAAAACCAGAAGAAGTATTTACTATCCTCGGTCTCACTGCTGGGTAATTAGAAATTAATAGTACGGGATAGGGGTTGGACGACTAAGGTCATGTCGGTGCTAGAAATTTCAAAATGAAATAAAAATCTACATTAAAGGAGTATAGAAATGATTTCAAGAACAGTAACTTATAATAATCTATTAGACGGAAAAGAAGTAAAAGAAGAACTATGGTTCCACTTACGTAAAGATGAAGTGGTTCGTATTATTGGCCGTGCTAAAAAAGATTGGGAAGAATACATTAAAGAGATGATGGCTCGTGAAGACGTAGATGAGATCTTCGATTTCTTAGAGTCTATTCTTAAGATGGCTTACGGTGAACGCTCAGAAGATGGACGTACATTCCGTAAAGACAAGAAAGCGCAAGAAGATTTCATTAACTCAGAAGCTTATTCTGAATTGTTCGTTGAGATGGTTGCAGATGTAATCGAAGATGGCGACAATACTAAGAAATTCTTCAATGCTTTAGTAGGAGACCCTAACCAAGGATCTGTTCCTGATAAGGTTTCTAAACTCAAGAAATAATACAAAATTGGGGGTGAAAAATACACCCCTTTTTTATTTTTATCTCGTATGGAGGTATTTTATGTTAATTATAGATACTCCTGAGCGGGAGTTTTATAATGAAGAGACGAATCATTTTATAAAGGTACCTGGTAGAATATTGCACTTTGAACATACTTTGAAGGTATTGGCTGAATGGGAGTCGTTATATCGCAAGCCTTTTTTAACTCGAGAGGAAAAGACCACTGCCGAGCTTTTTGACTATTTTATTCTAATGTGTCAAGAGGATATTTCGTATTCTGATTTAACGCCTGACTTAGTAATTCAGATTGCAGCATATCTTGATGATAAACCAACTGCTACGACAATAAAGCAGAAGGACGATTCTACAAATAACGGTATGGTTATGACTTCAGAAGTTATATATGCTTATATGGCAAATGCCCGTATACCATTTGAATGTGAGAACTGGAACCTTCATAGACTTCTTACTTTACTAGGTGTTATTAGCGAATTCAATTCACCTAAGAAGAAGAAGACTACGACTGAGACTCTAAACGAGTATGAGCGTATCAATGCTATGCGACAAGAACAAATTAGAAAGATGAAGGAGGCTCGTTTAAATGCGGATAAAGGTAACATCAATTAAACGCAAAGAAGGCTTAAAACAAGCTTTGAAAAAAGGTGAGTCTATGGATTCTGTTCATAACGCTCTTATCTCAAGAGGTCGTACTGGTCTTAGTAGGTTGATTTCAGCAACACCTAAACGCTCAGGTAAAACTGCTTCATCATGGGATATGGAAGTCGAAAAGACTCGTAATGGTACAACGCTGTATTATTCTAATTCTGTAAAGATTTCAGACGGAACACCACTTGTTGTACTAATTGTCCATGGACACGGTACCGGTACTGGTGGATATGTTCCTGCTAATGACTTTGTTTCTCCTATTGTGGATTCTATTTCAAAAGAGATACTGAGGGAGGTGGAAAAAGTAATTGAGTAAACAAATAATTGAAGAACGCCTTATCAAGCTCGGTATTGATAATGAGCAATTTAAGAATGGTCTTAAAGAATCACTATCTTCTTTAGATAGTTTAGATAAGGCCTTAGAAAAATCGGATGGTAAAAATCCATTCGGTAATGCCGAGAAAGCCACCAAATCTCTTTCAAACTCCTTATCTGATCTAATGGGATCGGCACCAAAACTAGGTAATACTTACGTCGGGGTGTTTGATAAGATAGGATCTGCATTAGGTAATACGGCTGGTGGTTTTAAGAATTTTGCATCTAGCGCTCTTAATTTCATATCACCAATTTCTCTTGGTTCAAAACAAGCGGCAGAAGCTATTTCTAGTATTGATGACCATGTTGGGCAAACTAGTGGAAAGTTTGGAATGTTACAATCTATTGCTACAGTGGCATTAGGTAATATCGCAGCTTCTGCAATTCAGACCGGATTATCCATTACTATGAATTTAGGGAGGTCTATTCTTAATACGATCGCTCCTATGAAAGCGGGTTTCGGTCAGTTTGAAGATAAGATTAACTCTGTAAATATGCTAGTTGCTGCTCTTGGTAGATCTGAACTAGGTAACATTACCGAGTCACTAGATGACCTACAACATTATGCAGAGACTACCAAATACTCAGTTAAGCAGATGCATAGCTCATTGGCTCAATTCGTAAATGCTGGTGTGGGTCTTAAGGACGCTAATACTGCCTTGAAGGGTTGGGGTAACTTGGCAGCTTCTGCTGGAGCCACAACAGATGGTTTTAATCGTTCATTGCAATTCGGTGTACAACAAGCTTTGCAAATGGGTAAGATGAATACTCAAAACTGGGTCTCTGTTGAAAACGCAGGTCTAGCTACTCAGAAATTTAAAGATATCTTAGTTCAGACAGCACAAGCTCTTGGTCAAGATGTTGATATGTCAGAAGGCTTCCGTAACTCATTGCAACAAGGTTGGTTGACGAATGAGGTCCTAATTCAGTCATTAAAGACGCTTGCAGAAGATGAGACTTTAGTCAAAATGGCTTCAGAATTCCACACTCTTGGTGAGGTGTCTGAGGCAGTAGCCGATCAGGTCACAAGTTCTTGGGCTCGTTTCTGGGAAACCTTAATTGGCCAAGCCGGTAGTGAAGAAGTTACTCAGTTTTGGACTAAATGGGGTAATATTGCAGCCGATACATTAGGTGCTGTTGGTAACAAAGCTACTGAGTTCGCACAAGCTTTTGTTGACCTTGGCGGTAGACAGAAGATGTTGGAACTACTTGAGACAAGTTTTCAATCACTTGGTACCATACTTAAACCTATTGGCACTGCCTTTACCCATGTATTTGGTTTCTCTACGACTAACACCGTGGCTGAAAAGTTAGTGAACCTTGTAAGTACGTTTATTGAGAAGATTAAACTTGGTAGTGCGGAACTTAAAGCATTCGAGAATATTTTCATTTTTGTATTCCAAGGAATTAAATGGGTTTCTATTGAAGTTGCGTCTAAACTTAAGTTATTAGCTACGCTTATTCCGGACCATATGATTAAGAACTTTATCATCATAGTCGGAATGTTAGCTACTGCAGTAACTAGGGTAATCCGTTCCATTGAGATTATCTTAAGTAAATTTATTGACTTTAAGAAACTCGGAGAAATATTCCAATTTGTATCAGATAAGATTAAACATTTCTGGGATGCTGTTCATAACGGATTGGCAGGATTTTCTGAGAAATGGAATAACGCATTTTATAAACTTCCAGAAGGAATTGGTAAGTTCATAGACTGGCTCAAGAAATTCTGGGAAGTTATTAAACGTTTGACCCCTGCTATTGGTGAGTTTAAACGAAGCATGCGTGATTTATTTAGTAAGATCACAAATCCATTTAGCGCATTAAATGACGCACTTGGTAAGAACGGTCGTGGATTTAATGAATGGGCTTTCTGGGTAGGTAATGCGTTAAAACGTTTTCCTGTATTTGGAAATGCGTTAGGTAAATTTATGGTTGGTTTCTCCCACTTTAATGATGCCACATATAACATGGATTCTGCGGCTGGTCGTTTAGGCGATAAGCTTCGTAGAAACCTTAATAAGACTGTCAAATATTGGAAAGATAGTTTTGACGTTTTATCTTTTAACCATAAGGTCTTTTGGAAGCAATTCAATTCCAATATGGATAAGGTCCTTAAGGGAGAGATTAGAACTTGGAAGGACTTTAATAAGAACCTTAATTGGGATACATTGATACCTAAAGAGATTGGTGGATTATTCTCTGGTATAAAATTCAAGTTACCTAATTTTGATGATATCAAAAAGGGGTTTGGAGAATTCTTCAAGAACCCATTTGGTAATCTTGCTAAAGGAACCGGCGATCTTTCAAAATGGTTAGAAAAAAGTGAGTTTTCATTCAAGTCCTTTGGCGATACCGTTCGTAAGAAATGGCCAACACTCAGCGAATACGCAGATAAGTTGGATAAGATAAAATTCTCTTTATCTTTCCTTAAACCTGTTGTAGATGCTGTTGGTAAAGCGTTTGAATGGCTTACAAACAAGTTGTCAGGATTAGGTCTTGGTAAACTCGATTTTGGAAGTATCGGCAAAACATTTAGTGATGCTGGTAAAGCATTAAATGCAAACTTCTCAGAAGGCATTGTGCCTGGTATTGTTAAATCAATAGATGGGCTCCGTAAATGGGTTAGTGAACTTGGTGTTACAAAAGCAGCTATGAAGACGTTCTCGCTTGGGACCGGTATTGTATCTGAAGCATTTAGTAACATCAAGAAAGAAATGGGTAAATCCAAAGCCGATTTTTCTAACTATAAGACGACCCTTAAAACATTCGGTAATTGGTTCTCTGGATTCTGGAAGGGAATCGGTGACACTGCTAGTGGTCCTTCTATGAGTAGAGTTTTCGAGGGCTTTAAAAAAGCCTTTGGATCTGTTATTGAATGGTTCCAATCTACTTTTGGACCATGGTTTAAGAAATTCTTTGATGGTCTTCCTGAAGGCGTTCAAAAGAACTTAATATCTATGTGGGATGCGGTTAAGAAGTTTACTTCAGACTTCTTATCTAACTTCAAAGGCGCAGATTTATCATTTAAAGACTTCGGTAAAACTGTTTCTGATATCGGTAAAGGTATTGGTAAAGTATTTGAGGATCTTGGTAAGGCCCTTAAGAAGGTATGGGATGGATTCAAGGATTTATTCAAAGTATCGAAAGTATATGCCGATGAAGTTGGCGATGGTGACTATGGCCAAAGCGGTATGAAGAAAGCCGAACAAGGACTTAACGACCTTGGTGAAAGCGTCGACCGTGTACATAACAAGACCCAAAACATCTTCACAACAATTGGAGATACTGCTAAACTTATTGGAGATATCTTCAAGTCTATGTTCGAACCTCTTGGTAAGCAAGACTCTGAAACCTTAGGTCGTGTAACAGCACTTGTTGGTGGTATTATTCTACTATGGAATACCCGTAAGAAGGTTATTGGTATTAAGGAGATGTTTGGCGACTTTGGTAAGAACTTACTACAAGGACCTAAGACATTCCTTGGTTCGTTAACCGGTATGTTTAGTACAATAAACAAATACTTTAAATCTAAAGCACGGTTTGAGAATATCAAAGCCTTCGCATTAGCTATTGCAACTCTCGCAGGATCGTTATGGTTATTATCAACCATTCCTGGAGATAAGTTATTAACCGGACTTGGTGGATTAGTTGGTGTTCTAGTTATCTTTGAAGTATTTTACCTTACATTATCCAAGACAACTAAGAACTTTAATCCTGCTAAAATCCGTAATATGCAACAAGCCATGATTGGTATGATGGGTCTAGCCGGATCAATACTTATTTTAGCTTCTTCTGTTGCTATATTAGGTAAGCTAGACCTTGGACAACTTGCTAAAGGTGTTGGCGCGGTTAGTATTATGTTGTTGGCTATATTTGGTTCAATGGCTATTATGAACAAGCTCCAAGGTAAGACGGTTCGTGGTACTCAGAAGATCGCAGTAAGTATTCTTACATTTGTGGGTATTGCCTATGCAATTAAGAAGATTATTCCTGCAATAAAAGAACTAGGTTCTATGGATCTTGGAAGCCTAACTAAGGGTATTACTGCAATGCTTGGTATTGTACTGGGTATGTCTTTACTTCTTACTAAAGTTTCTGATTTAAAAGGTACTAAGTTATCATCATTCTTGGTATTTACCTTTATGGCTAAGTCTATGAAGACTATGGCCGAGACTGTTGGTGAACTAGGTAAACTTGATACAGGAGCTTTGATAAAAGGCGGTTTAGCGGTTGGCGGTTTAATAGCAGTCATGTCATTGATGATTAACCAATTCTCTAAACTAGACAAGACTAATCAATCATTCACAAAGAATGCGGTTGTTCTGTTCGGTGGTTTGGCTATAATCTTCAAAATGGTTACAGAATTAGCATCAACGATGTCCGATATGAAGAACCCTGAAGGTGTAGCAAACGCTATCGGGTCTATTGCTTTGATGGTGGCTTCCTTTGCTGGTCTTGCTGCTATACTCGGTAATAGTAAGCTAGGTGATGCTGGTATAAACGAGGGGGTTAAGAACCTTGCTATAATCTCAGCTAGCTTAGTCGTTGCCGCAGGAAGCATGTTCGTCTTAAGTAAGATGGACGGAAACTTCTTAAGCGTTCTTGGTAGCGCAACATTGATGGTAACGACTGTTGGTGCGTTTATTACCTTAGGTAAGCTCGCTGGCAAACTTAACAAGGAAGCTTTCATCAAACTTGGAGCTACTGTAGGTTTGGTTGCTGCTGCTACACTTAGTCTTAAAGTATTAAGCACTATATCTACCGACAATTTATTAGGCCAAGTACTGGCATTAGTTACGGTAGTTGGCGCTCTAGCTACTATAGGTACATTAATGTCCAAATTTGGCGGTGCCGGTGCTGCTGGTGCTGTTACCGCTTTAGCTACTGCATTCCTAACAATTGGGGCAGGCATTGGGGTTGCTGCTGCTGGTATAGGCTACTTTGTAGATTCTTGTGCCCGGTTGGTTTCATCTATTAACGATCTAATCAACACTATGGCGCGTCTAGGAGCAGAGGGTGGTAAGAACTTTGCTGCATTCCTTAAAGAAGCCGCTAAAGGATCTGAAGACCTAGGAACTCTTATGGCCGGTGCTGCTGCTGGTATTGTCGAAGGCCTACTTACAGGTATTCAGAATAACCTTGGTAAAATCGGCGGAATTGGTATGGAGATTATCAAAGGTATTCTTCATGGTTTAGAGCAAGCTGCTCAATCTATAATTGATACTCTAATTACTATTGTTGAAAAAGGCTTCTTTGGAATAATTGATAAAATACCTGATTGGGTACTTCGGTTATGCGATGCTTTATTAGGGGGTATACAACAGATTGCCCAATGGCTTCGTAATAATAAAAATATAATTATGACTGCAGTACTTGAAGTTATGGAGTCTATAAATGAGGTTATTGTAGAAGTACTCCGCGGTTTGCTTGTTTATATTGTTGATTTTGTGAGTCAAATGCCTATTATAGGAAATCTTTTTAAAGGATGGACTGATAATATAAATAAAGCATTTGATGGTTATGTTGATAAAATGCGGCATTCTGTAGAAGCCACTAAAACATATGCTTCATTGGCTACAGAAGAAGGTATTCGCAAGGCTATAGATGTTCTAGATAAATTAGGACCTGAAGAAACTGCAGCAGCACAAAGATTTGCTGGGAAAGCTAAAGATGGACTCGAATATCTACGGATTTATTGTTCGCAATTAGGTATACAAGCGCCTGAGCAGTTTATTAATGGTCTTAAATCCGGATCAATTTCTGCGAATGAAGCCGGTAAACTACTAGCTAAAATGGTTGAATTAGGTATGTCTGAAATGCAAGCTAATAAGATTGCAGAAGAAGCAGGATATACCTATGCCAATGGTGTACTTACTGCTAAAGAGCAAGCCAAGTCTTCTGGTGACCAACTCAAACAAGCCGTTGAGCAAGGTCTTACTGGAGACGGTAATGGATTTGATAGTGGACTCATTACTGCAGCCTTTGAGAAACTTAATGCTCAGTTTGGTGGTAATCTTGATGTAACCAAAGCTCTTGCTGGTGTTAAATCTGGTGAGATTAACCAAGAGATGCTCGCTAAATTCGCAGAAGGAGACTTCTCAGGAGTTTCTGAAGAGAATATGAATGAATATCTTAAACCTATTGAGGGTATGGGACAAAAAGCTGCTGCGAGTATTGATGGCGCTAATCAACAAGTTGGTGCGTCTATGGATACAATGAACACCGATGTATCTGCTAAAGCCGCTGAAACAGCCAAGTCTTTGACAACTGCTTTGACAGACTTCACGGGAGCTGTACTCGGTGCTCAGAAAGGTACTGTGGAATATTCTGCTGAGATTGGTAAAGGTAAAACACCTGCTGAGACTGCAGCCAAAGAAGTAGCTAAAGGAACTAAAGAGTCTTTTAAATTCAGCGCGACAGATGAGGCAAATAACTCAGTTAAGACCTTTACAGACACAGTTCAATCTGGTGAAAATAAGGGTAAGGCTGAAGGTGCTGGTAAGCAAGTCAACTCTGCTGCTAAGCGAGGGCTTAAAGGTACTGGTGGTGCGGCTGCTTCAGGGGAAGCTATCACATTGGCATTCGCTGGCGGTCTAGCTAGTTCTGCTGCTCTTGCAGCTATCGATGGCGCTATGGCTCGTGTAAACTCACGTGTTAAACATCACCAACCCCATTCACCAGCTAAGCGAGGGGTATTCTCTGGAGCCGGATGGACTGGCGTATTTAAGTCAGGTTTGGCTATTGCAAAAGAATTTGCATCAGGTTTAGGCTCAACTAAATCACTTAATGCTATTAGTAATAATATGGATAGAGTTAACTCATTCGTACAGCAATCAATAGATACGATTTCTGGTTATCTTGATGATAACATCGAGATGCGTCCGGTTATTACACCTGTATTGGATATGAGTAATATTGAAGGATATCGCTGGAATGGAGCGGGTACTCTTACCCTGTCTCCTGCTGGTGTAGACTACAATTCACTCAACCCTAATACAAGAAATATTCGCGATAATAAATCTTCTATTGATGATGTTGTTCGTAACCTTGAGAGTGTGGATAAGAAGCTTAACGCCATTACTGAAAACACTGAGATTGGTAATAATCTCCTTGCTCAAGATAGGGTTAATGTTACATATATGGATAAAGATCTCGTGACTCGTGCATTGGCTCCTGGTATGACAGAAGCTCAACGTACGCTCACAGATAGACAAAATATGTTAGATGGAGTTTTACCACAACTATGAGAGATGATTCATATTTCTCCATAATATTTGGAGAAGGAACTGAAGCAGTTGATATCGGTAAACTTCTAGATGCTGTAACAAAAGTAGAACGTAATGCTGGTGCCGGTCAGGATCATACATATTCCGCCGGTACTGGCCGTTTTGGTAAGACTTGGGTATCTGGTACACGTGGTACATATCCTATAACTATTGAAGGAACCAAGTCAGGAGGTCCTGTAGACTTTCTAGCGCTTCGTACTAAATTAGCACGGGCTCTAGACTGTCCAGATGGGCCTAAGAAACTACAATTCGACGACCAAGACGGTAAATACTACATGGCTGTTGTTACAGGACAACCTAAGTTTACTGAAGACATACAAAACAGCAAAGTTACAGTCTCAATATCTTTCGATGTTCCTGATGGACTCCTCCATTCTGAACTGACAAAGGTACTTAACGCGGAGACTACTTCTGCTGACGTCGGCTCACTTACCAAAGATGGTAAAGTCGTCAAAATAACTTTAAACAATGCAGGAAGTGCACCCGCTTACCCTAAAATTAGAGTAAAGAACAATACAAGTAACGGTTGGATTGGTATTGTAAACAAAAATGGTATTATGGAGATCGGTACAAGCTCGGCTGATAGTAGAGGTACTAACATAGCTACCGGAGCATACGACCAATCGCATATGTTATTGAGTATTGCCCCAAATGATACCAACCGCTGGTTACAAGGAACCAACATTACAGCTAAATACCGTAATGTCTCACCTTTACCATTTGCTAGTCATGCTGAGGTTAATGACATGACGCTCAACTGGAGGGCTAAGGGTATTGGTGGTCAAGGGTATGATGCTCCTGGACTACACTGGTCTGGCTCTGGTGGCAAGGGTGTTGGTCGAGATTGGGGATGTACAATTTATGAATATCCGCTATCTCCTGATAAGGCTGGTCAGAAAGGTGCTAAGGACTTCCGTTGTGACTTCACAATGAAACTCTGGGCATCTAAGATTGGTCAGACAGGTCTTTTGTCTCTTCTATTTATGACAGAAGATGATCGGCTTATCTGCGCATATAGTCTAGATAAGCCTTGGACAGATAGTGATATGACTATGCAGACATTCACAACCTCTGATATCCATGCATCAGACTTAGCTAGACGGGAAGAGAATTACTTCGGTTCAAATGACAATGAGCCAGGTCAACAACGACCTAACCCAGGCTTTAACAGTCGTACGGGTAATGCCTATGTTATTAAGGAAGGACCTAAGTTCACATATAGCTATGCTGGAGCACCTAAGACAATCACTGACTCATCTAAAGAACACCTCGTATGTACTAAAGTATGGGTTATGTTTGGTCGTCTTAAGTATGAGCGTGCTGATGTAGGTTATCTTAACACTTTATGCCTACAATCTATACGTTTTCTAAAGAACCATGCACAACGTTACGATTTAGTTCCTAACAAGTATGGTGTTGGTAGTGAGGTTATTGTAGACATGTATGAAGGTAAGATCTCATTTATAGCAGATCCTGCATCTTCTAAGAAAGGTGTGTCCGCTGAAGGAGACCTTATCAATGGCTCACGGTATTTCACTATACCACCCGGTGAGTCTAAACTAGAAATCCACTCTTCTCCGTTTGTCGACGTTGCACCCGATGTGACTGTCGAGTGGGAAGAAGCTTGGTTGTAAGAAAGGAGGCCGAAACTTCAAAATGAATAGAAAACCTGCATGGCAGTTATCTGTACATGATAACGCGATGAACGTGGTAGATCATATCAATAACGATATACCGGGTTCTCTTAAGTATTACAACGAAGAGTTTCATCAATTCTGCGGTAAGGGTTCGGCCACCTTTAAATTTACTGTAGATAAATACACAAATGGTCAACTTAATGAACGTATTAGTAACTTGACATCTGAGGCATATATATCCTTCCATGAAGATGGGGTCGACTATGTATTCAATGTGATGACAAGGAAAGAGACTAATACAACTATTGAGCTAGAGTGTACGTCAACTAACTTAGAGCTACTCAATGAGAAGACCCTAGCTTATGAAGCTACTGAAGCTCTGACATTCTTAGAGTATGTCGGCAACATGAACTTGTTTAGTCTTACTCGTATTGAGTTGGGCGTGTGCCAAGTACGTGACCGCAAGCTAAAACTTAAGTTTGAGTCTGAGGAGGATACTTGTCTTGCTCGGATTATCAAGCTTGTTGAAGCATTTGATGGGGAATTGGAGATTATAACCCGACTTACGCCAGGTGGTCAGATTGATAGGTATATTCTTAATGTATATAAGTCAAGAGCTATTGCCGGAGACCGTGAAGAAGGTCTAGGCCGCGTTCGTACTGATATTAGGTTGCAGATGGGTAGAGACGTCGTGTCTGTTGTGAAGAAGGAGGATAAGACAAAGTTATTCTCTGGTATTCGTATGAGGAATAAAGACGGAGCCTATATTACCCAACCTAAGGCTAAAGAAGTCAAAGCTGCTGATGGCGTCCATACTGAAATCTTCTGTACACGTAACTCACATACAATCTACGCTCCGATATCGGCTAAACTCTATCCTTCTGTAAATAAGAGGGATAACTGTGATAACTGGATTATAAGGGATGTAAAAACTGAGTTCACCACTGCTGATGAGGCCTGGGCTTACGGTGTGCGTATGCTTAAACAGTACATGTATCCAGTTACAACCTGGGAAATTGACTTGAATTCAGCGATTGTGTTGCAACAATACGACATTAAGATTGGCGATGTTATCTTCATCACAGACGAACACTTTGCTGGAGGTCTTCTTATCAGAGCCCGTATCACTGAGATGATACGTTGTTCAACAGATCCTAGCAAAACTAAGCTTGTTCTATCTAATGTCGTTGCAACTAGACCGTCAAACAATACAACTCTGATGGCCACGATGTCACGTATGATAGCAGAGGCTCAAACTTTCAAAATGAATGTAAAAACTACAGGCCCTACGATGTTTCGTGAGGTATCTGATAGTTGTGAGTTTATACCTACCTTATTAAAAGGTAATTCTGAGGTTAATGAGGCAGAATTCATTTATTATATAGATAATAAGCTGGCTGGGACAGGCCCTAAGTTTAAAGTATCTAAGACTAATATAGGAACTAGCGGTGTTGTACTTGTGACAATACAGGCCATATACCAAGGTAGTGTTGTTGAGTTTCAAGACATTACTGTATCGACGGTTAACGATGGTGTATCTCCGGTTATGACGGTCGTACACTCAAGTAATGGCGATACATTCAAGAACAATGTCATTGAGACTATCTTGACTGCTAAACTATTTAGGGATGATACCGAGATTGATACTAAAGGTGAGGCCTTTAACTATATTTGGACTAAGACTCTAGCCAATGGTGTTGTAGATGAGGCTTGGGGCCAACGTCCTGAGTCTAAGAAGAAATCTGTAAGCGTGACTAATATCGATGTTAAAGATAGGTCAACATTTACAGTAGCTATAGAAACTAAGTAAGGAGGTGTGTTATGGCTATAATTTCAACAGGTCAGATTACGATTGTAGACGTAGATGACGGAAAAACACAGTATACGCACCTCGCTTATGCTGATGATATTTCTGGTGGCGGTTTTAGTAAGACCGATACTAATAAGAAATTTATAGGTATCTATCAAGACTTTAACGCCTACCAAAGCGATGATCCTAAGAAATATACTTGGAGTAAGTGGCAGGGGTCTGATGGGGTTAACGGTGTCCCAGGAGCGACTGGTAGAGACGGTAGAACGCCATATGTACACTTTGCTTGGGCTAATAACTCGACTGGTACAGAAGGCTTCACAACGTCTAAGAACGACACTACACGCAAGTACATGGGTATATATACTGACTATACTCAGACAGATAGTACCAACCCTGCTGATTACACTTGGCAACGAGTAAAAGGTGAAGATGGGGCTAATGGCGTTCCGGGCAAACCTGGAGCTGATGGTCGAACACCCTATGTTCACTTTGCTTACGCCGACTCTGCTGATGGTAGAACTGGATTTACTGTATTAGGCGGACCTGGTAATAAATACATGGGTACATACACTGACTTCAACCAGCCAGATAGTACAGACCCTACTAAGTATAAATGGAGTCTTATTAAAGGTTCCGATGGGGCTAAGGGTGATCGTGGTGATACTGGGCCTATAGGCCCTACTGGCCCTCAGGGAATTCAAGGTCTACAAGGCCCTAAAGGCGATCAAGGCATCCCTGGTCAGAAAGGTGCTGATGGAAGAACCCAATACACTCATATAGCTTATGCTGATAATGCTAGTGGCGGAGGGTTTAGTCAAACTGATCAAAATAAATCATATATTGGTATGTATCAGGATTTTACTCAAGCCGATAGTAATAATCCAAGCTCTTATCGCTGGACTAAATGGAAGGGTTCTGATGGTTCTAATGGTATCCCTGGTAAACCTGGAGCTGACGGTAAGACATCATATATCCACTTTGCTTATGCCGACTCTGCTGATGGTAGAACCGGGTTTACTGTGAGTGGCGGAAGTACTAAACGATATATGGGCACATATACCGATTTTACTGAAGCTGATAGTACAGACCCTACTAAGTATAAATGGGTTGATGTATTAGGAAATGTAGAGCTAGGTTATCGTAATATCTTACTAAATACTTCTGATATGGTTCATTTTCATATTCAACATGGCCCTGCTGGAGACACGTCTTCTATATTTTCTTATGATAGTTCCGATGATAGTATTGTCATAAATTCAGGAAATCAATCTGATTATAAATTTTGGGGAGTGTCATGGGACACCTCTATCCGATCAGTAAAACAAGGGGAAGCTTTTTCTATAAGACTTCCTATTTATAGGGATACTAGTGTTCAATTAAATAGTAGCGTAAACTTAATATTAAAGAATCATGCTAATAATACCGCTTTATTTAATTATGATCTTAGTAAATCTAAACCAGATTCATGGGAAGTGCACAACATAACTTTTACTGCCACTAAAGACTTTGACTTTGATGGGTTTAACTTTTATATATTTATCTCAAAGTCTGGTAAAATTAAAGTCGGACGACCAATTATGGTTCGAGGAAATATCGTACCTAAAGATTGGATCGCGGCTCCGGAAGATACGGAGAAACAACTTAACTCGAAAGCTGACCAATCTCTAACACAAGATCAACTTAATAAGCTAGCCGAACGTGATGCTCAACTTAAAGCTGAGATGGATGCAAAGGCCGCTGCTGACTTAGTTGAGAAATGGATAAATGAGATAAAGAATCTTTCTGCTGTAGAAGAGGCCGGTCGTAAAGAGGCGGAACTCGCTGCTATTCGGGCTAGTGAGCGTATAGTTGACTTACAACGTAAAGTCGGAGAGCTTAAACTCATGACCGAGTTCGTAGATACATATATGTCTCAATCCGAAGAGGGTCTTATTGTTGGTCGTAAAGACGGTGCTTCTAAAGTACTTGTCTCAAATGATCGTATCTCATTCATCTCTGGTGGTAAAGAGGTCGCCTCTATATCACAAGGGGTTCTGCAAATCGACAACGGGGTATTCGTCAAGAGTCTCCGTATTGGTCGTTTTGTAACAATCCAGGATCCAACTAACTTAAACAGAAATTTAACAATGTTTGTAGGAGGTGCTTAACTGTATGGTACGTGTTAACTTTACTGGAGATTACGGTCCCAACTTACAGTTAGACCTCTTCTCCGCTTGGAGCTCACCAATTGAGGGTAAAAACGCCTCGTTGGTAAATGTCCAAGTTATCTTAATTGCAAATGGATATGCCGCCATTTACGGTTCATATCCCAGAACCTTATGGATTAATGTTGGCGGTATTCAGGAGCAAGTAACGGTCGATGTCGGTATTACACAAGGTCAAGTAAAACCCTTACTTCAAAAGAACTATGAAATACCACATAACGCAGATGGTACAAAATCTATAAATATTTCAACTGCTATCGATATTAATATCGGTGGGTATGGCGTTGCTAGGGCCGCATTCGATTTACAACTTCAAAATATAGCTCGTGCTAGTAAGGGTGGCGATGTTAGTGCGACAATCGGCTCGCCTGTAAACCTTACTATTAACCGAGCTAGCGACGCGTTCTTTCATTCTATATATGTAGAATACGGTACGTGGAAGCGTTCCATTACAGGAAATACAGTTACCACTAATTATAACTGGACACCTCCTATGGAGCTTTGCGAGCAAACTCCTGACTCAATTAAAGGTGAAGGTAGTATAACATATATTACTTATCAAAATGGTCGTGAGATAGGTCGAGATGTCCGAAGACTTACTCTTACAATTCCCGATTCAGTTCGACCGAGTATAACAAGTATAACAGTCAAAGATATGAACGAGAAGATAGCCAAGTTTATGAAGCCGAACACTTTTGTAACTATTTTATCTAATCTTAAAGTAGACTTCGGTAGTGCTACTGGGGCATATGGTTCTACTATAACTAAATATAATGCTTTTATTGTAGATAAGCCATATTCGGCATATACAGAAGAAGGCATTATCGGTAACGTTCATTATGTTGGACGAGCGATTGTGCGTGCTACAGTTACAGATAGTCGCGGTCGTGTTAGCGCGCCTAAAGACATACCTGTAGAGTTTATTGATTACTATCTCCCTCAGATTAGTTTTGATGTTAAACGGATTGGACCTAATGCCGATCAATTGCAAGTTACTAGAAATGTCAAAATAAATCCTTTAACGGTAGATGGTAAGCAAAAAAATACCATGAAGGTATCCTTTAAAGTTGCTCAGTTTGGTACAGAGGCTTTTATCGACGATACGGGCCCCGCCAATCTTAATGCGACTGATAAACTTTCTAGTATGGTTAATTCTACAGCAAACCTTGGCGGAAGATATCCTGCAGATAGGTCATATATCGTTATAGGTACTGTCGAAGATAACTTTACAAGTTCTCAGTATCGTGTTGAAGTTGCTACTCGATCTGTTGTTATGTCGATGGATCAAAGCGGTGTCGGTATTGGCAAAGTTCGTGAGCGTGGCGCTTTAGACGTCGGTGGCGATATTTATGCAAATAATAAACCTATCCAACAACTACAGCTAACGGAAAATAATGGTAATGTTCATGACATACGATCATCTATACGCGACTGTAACGACGCTAGAACCTCTGGTTTTTATGTTATTAAAGGCACATGGGATGGCACAAAAAATAGCCCTACTGGCGCACCCGGAATGCTGGAAATCTTCAACTTAAACGAGCGAGAGACCTGGCAAAGGTATACTACGACTAAGTTGGAGTCATACATTCGTTTTAGAAGTTGGAGTAACGTTTGGACTCCTTGGGTTAAATATAACATGGGAGATAATACTCCAGCTAAACCTGCTAATCCAGTAGAACAACCAGCGCCTACTTCCGTTAAGAAAGATATAGCATTTCCTTGGCAATTTACAGGTAGTGCTATTCGTATTGGAAATACTGTAACAATTAGTATTGTAAGAAAGATTAAAGCAATAACCAGTCAGTATGAGAATGAACTAATGCCAGAGACTATTCCAGAAGGATTTAGACCAGCAGTAGATGCTACACTGGTGCTCAACGCGAACGAGCGAGTTAATATCATAGGGAGTGCAATATTCCATTTATCAAGCGCTGGAGCGATTAGAATGACCACATATCTAACCAACAACGCAGTTTGGACAGGCACAATAACTTACCTGACGGAAGACCCTATGCCTAAATAAGTTACCCACCAATATTAATATAGAAAGGAGATTTAAGTGTCTAAATTAGAGTTTAAATCCAAGTCATTAGATTATGATTTATCCAATAATAAGCGAACACATGTTATTCTCGTTGATGATAATAACTCTGTTGTTCATATTTACTTAGATGAGTCGGCTATCGAACTTACAAACGGCGAGTTATATTCTATGGCCATGCAAGAGTTCTATGATGTCAATTTCCCTAACAAGGCCGAAAATGATAAATTCAATAAAGTTGAAGAGAAGATTGATGCTGTAGATAGTGCCATGGATGTTATTGTAGCATTCGCTGTGTCTATTAAAGGCAGCATGAATACGCATGCCTACGCTAAGATTGCATCTGCTGCTAAGCCATTAGTAACTGGAAAACGTTATGGCAATGGTGATGTGGTGGCCATGCCTTATCCATATGATACCAACGAGAAGTGGCCTAAAGGTACGCCTACGATTTTCGCATTCACAATGCAAGAGAATGAAGGTTATAACTATAAGTCGCAAAAAGTTGAAGATATGATCAAGCAAGGCTCGCTTAGTATGGTAATGCCAAGGTTTGATTAGAGAGAGGTACCATGCAAGAGAAAGAACTTATGCACTGGTTTGTTACGGTTATTTTCCCGATATTTATTAGTGGGGCAAGTTTTTATATTGCCTCTAAGAATCGTACAACAGAGCTAGAACACCGCCTAACTGAGCTCGAAGTTAGAGACGCCCACCATGAAAAACTTATTGATAGTATTTCATATAGGTTGGATAAATATGAGGAAGAGCAAAAGATAATCCGAGCTTTAGTTGAGCGTATGGATTATATGAACGACGGCCTCAAGTCAGTTAAAGAGGATGTTGATGAGATCAAAGTCCTCATTAAAAGCAATCAACACAAATAGGAGATTTATAAATGGAACTTACAAACAAACAATATGATATTGCAAAACGCATCGTTATCCAAGTTGTACCTGCGCTTATTGCCCTTATTACAGGTCTTGGTGCTTTATATAAAGTAGACGTATCTCTCATCACAGGTACAATCGCTTTGTTCGCTACATTTGGCGGTACTGTACTTGGTGTATCTAGCAAGAAATACAACGAATCTACACAAGAAGACGATTTAAAATAGATCTACCGAAAGGAGAATCTTATGGCAACTAAGTCAGAGGTTATTTCCTGGGTTTGTAGTCTAGCTGACCGTGGTATTGGGGTTGATGCAGATGGTGCCTATGGTATGCAATGTGTCGACCTCCCTAACATGGTCGCACAGAAGTTCTTTGGTCGCTCTATGTGGGGTAATGGTATCGATATGTTAAGTGCAGGTCAAGGACTTGGCTGGCATACGACTGGTGGTAATGTATTGCCTAGGGCTGGTGCTATATTCTGTATGCGGGTATCTTATCACGGATATGGACATACAGGTATTGTAGTAGGGGAACCTGATGGTAACGGTAACTTCCAGACTGTCGAACAGAATGTAGATGGTGGTTTAGCGGGAGGCCCTGCTAGATATCGCGTCCGTTCTCTCGGCAACCCTACAGAGAATATCATTGGATTTATTTATCCTCCATACTCAGATGGTATCGATGCTCCTGCCGGTGGCGGGCAAGGCGGAGGGCCAGGTGGTGGAGGACCAACAGGCTATCAAGGAGAAACCATGGATTTTACATTTATGATTAGTGGAGATGCTGGTTGGAACGCTCAAACTATTTGGTATTATAATGGTGCCATTAATGAAATCCAACCGCTCCATAATTTAGAAGAGCTCAAATATCTACGTGCTATTTACAATGATACACATGGTGGACGAGATCTGAAACACTATGAGTGGAATACTCAAGCGCCAGTATACGTGCGTATATTTGGTGCATTGAAACCATCTACCGAAGATAATAATATCAAAGCGGCATTGAACAAGATTATCAAGCAACTTGAAAACGCTACTTAAGCGAGGAGGTTGCGAGATGTCTATATGTTTTACATTCCGTATTGAGGATAGAGACCCTGGGCAAGAATATCTTCAAGGCTGGGATCCTCGTAAAGTATATTATTATAACGGCGAGGTTAACGAAATCGCATATATTCATAATGAAGATGAACTAGGATTCTTACGTCAGACATATAAGGAGACTCGTGGTCAAGACTTAAAACATTATGTTTGGAATACACAAGCTCCTGTATTTATACGTATATTTGGTGCATTGAAACCTTGGACTGGTGCTGGTGGTATGAAGAAAGCCGTCGAGTCACTTAAGACTAAAGTCGATGCATATGAGGACGTATACTGGAAACCTAAGTTCTTTATCCCTCGTGTGGCTCTGCATATTCGTAGAGAACCTACCCGTGTTGCAGAATCATTAGGTGTATGCGATATTAATAGAAAATACGAAGTTCTATCCACAATCACGCAATGCGATTGGCACTGGGCTAAAATCAACCATAATGGTATTATCGGTTGGATTGCTATGGGTGATTTAACTGGTGAGTGGTATGGTGAAAAACTTCGTTATTAATATAAGGGCGCTGTGGAGTAAAATCTACAACGCTCATTTTTTTTTTCTATTTTTTACAGCATGGAGTTTGAGCTATGCTTATGTGAGATTACTCGTATAGTATATAAATGGGATAAAGCGGACGGGATTTTTAGAAAACATGGAGCGCGTATTCAAATTAAGAAACTTGATTTACAAATGGAGCGATTAGCTGAATTTTATATGAAGACGCTTTTAATGTTAATTTAAGATATCTAGGGTAGATTTTTACTACCCTTTCTTTTTTTTTTCAAAATTTTACAGTCTACTATATAGAATAATATGAAATATTTGGAGGAATTAAAAATGGGATTATTTTTAGGAATATTAATTGCATTTTGGATCCTATCTTATGGATTCACAGCTATTCTAAAAGGAATCGGTAATTTCATTCTAGCTCTGTTTGGGCGATAAATGAAAACTCCGGTTTTCTTTTTTTTTTTGAAAGGAGATATAACATGGGATACCCTACACTACCAACCGCATTTGACTTGAAGAACCGTGCAAAATTTCAACCACCGAAAGGTAGCGAACCGATTGTAGAATATATAAACGATAGATTTATGGAAGTTTATAGGAAATCTGATTTATGTAGAAACAGCGGTTTATATTTACGACTTGATATATTAGATGAATTTGATTGTGATCATCTTAGTTTTATAGACTATCTAAAATCACTCGGATATGATGTGGAAATCATACAATATGATTATGCGATAGCTATACGATGGTAAAATATTTACAACGCTTTATATAGAATAAAGAAAATGAGGTAAATATCATGAACAATACAAAATTGCAAACTATTTTATTTGAACGCAGAGATGCGGTACGTAGAAACTTATCTAAACTGTTGGATAAGATCGAGAACACAATTGCAGATGATTTTATGGAAGATCCTGAGAGAGTTGTTTTTCAAGTTAATCTTGATAAAGCAGCTGCTCATATAGGATTTGCTGTAAACCAACTGGAAGCAAATCTTGACCTTATCTATACAGGTTTGTTAGATAAAGGTTATAACGTCCAACTCCATGTAGATAATAGTGGTAGTAAACAATATTTGGTTGTGAGCGTTTAATACGCTCATTTCTTTTTTTTTTACATCGCTCATTATAGAAAGAGAGGTAAATAACTATGGATATTAATAAATTACCAAATGATATGATAAGGTATTATTTCAATTATGGTTCTAGTAGAGGACAATTTCAGAAGATCGTATATTCTTTACTTTTTAAAGATAACTGTTTTGAATTATTCAGATATGTAAATAATGGCGAATTTATACACAATATAGACTTAGAACGAGAGTTCGAGGTTTTATTATGTAAACTTACCATTACTGTAGATAAATGGAGAAAAGCAGACGGTTTATTTAGAAAGTATAAAGAACGACAAGCGATTAAGGAATTGGACACGTTAATGACTATGATTTTTCGAAAGTACTTTATACTATTAAAATGTATTTATGAGTAAGGGTTATTAATACCCTTTCTTTTTTTTTTTTGAAAGGAGTATATATGTTAGAAAGCAAACTAACAGAATATATTATGTATGCTATATCTTTGGCTTGCGCGTTTATTATGATTTTTTTACTTGGGATGAATATCGCTAAAGAAGATTATGATAGAAAATTAAAAGTGAAAACTAATGAAATAGAGCGTATTACTCAGCAAAGGGATATCTATAAGAAACGTTGGGAAATAAGAGATAAAGCAGCAACATATTTTTATGATGAGTATTTACATCTAAAAGAAAAATATGATATGGTTACAATTGACAAGGAGGATAAATAGAATGAATAATCTTAAGAAAGCTATTGAAGTAAAAGAACAAATGGATAAGAAGAAAAATAATTACATTAAAGATCTAGATTTTGATACGCTATATGATGATATAGCAGATAAACTTGATAGGATGGAACCGGGATATACCAATCTTATTGTTAAGAACGATACAATATTTAAAAAGATAAATTCAGCCACATTTGATAATGGTAGATTTTTATATGAAAAAGAAATTTTGCTAGAAGTTAAGAATACTTTAACAAATCTAGGTTATGTCGTTGAACCAGTATATGCACTTATCGGAAATTCACCAACTGGTATGAAGATTTACTGGGATCCTAAAGACGTTCCTAATAAGCAATAGCTACCTAATTTTTACAGCTTTCATTATAGAAAGAGAGGTAAAATAACATGAGAAAGTTATTACGTTTTATTGGATTCCACTGTCTTGCAGCATATGCTGTTATGGAGGAAGCTTATATTGATAGGCTTGTAAAAAACGGCTATATGAAACAAGATGCTAAGGAACATGATGAAAGGTTAAAAGTAACACGATATGTTTTAACCAAACTTAAGAATGAGTATTAATACAATACTCATTTATTTTTTTATAACAGGAGAATAAAATGGAAGATGTTGTATGGTTCGGCGCTGAAGTGATGGTGAATAGATCTTTAAGTATTATAAAGAAAACATTATCACAAATATTGAATATAATAAGTGATAGACTAGATAATGCTTCGGATAAAGAACTTATTCAGCGATATATTATTTTAAACGTTGGTCAACTACCAGAATTAGGACCAAACTATAATATAAGATTTCTTGCTAGGGATTTGTCTGCGTTCCTTGTACCAATTGGATATAAGGTTGAATTATCACATTTTGAAGCAGATAATGCCAAATATTTTGAAACAATTTATATCAGTTGGTAACCTAATATTTACAACCGTCTATATAGAAAGAGAGGTAAATCACATGAAACTATTTAAGAAAGATCATGTAGCAAAACTTGAAGAAACTATCGAGGCTAAACTCGATGAGCTTAATATGCAATTAGCAGAGGCTGACGTTAATAGTAAAGAAACGGTTGATATTGTGGACGACATTGACCTCTTAACCAAAGCTCTATCTGATATTAAAGTCAGAAAGATGCAAGGTAAAGAGAAGATGGCACCACAGGTCAAAGCCGCTATCATTACGACAATCGGAGGTGCTATTGCTAGTATTGCTGGTATTATAATCATTCGAGATTATGAAGCCGAAGATGGTTTATTCACGTCTAGCGCAAAGAACTTTATTAAGAAGTTGTACTGATGTACACTTCTTTCTTTTTTTTTTGAAAAAGGATATTTATGCAAAAAGATTATATTTATTATGAAGAATATTTCACTAAAGAATTTAAACGTGCATTCTTCAATTATATATTCGGTATAATGTCTATAAATCATCTTGAAGCGAACGACTCAGACTTAGAGATGTTTTATATTATATTCCTATCTACGAGCTGGGAGATTAATGGCATTCCGACGTCGACTATCCTTAAATATTATAAAGAGGATTTGAGACAACTCTATTACTCATATTTCAAGATGCGTATTATTACAAATACAAATGAGGACGATATTAATAAGATAGTATCTCGTATGCGTGATAAGATTATATCTTGTGACCTATCACCAACAGATATCGATTATGAGAATTGCATGGATATGGTTCTTGATGAGTTTGGTGGAGATAGAAAAGGCATGATAAGGGATATTATATCATACAAGCCCAAATACTTTAAAGACTCATATTATAATATGATTAGGATTATTCATAATTTGAAAGGATATAGATAATGGATATTTTATCACATCAAGAATTAGAAGAGATGCGTGAAGAACGTCTTAAAGAAATGGATGATCTTTCATTTATCCGTTACATGGTCGTTGAAGCTGTCGTTACTCAATATCTAACAACTTATATGTTTGAAACGGCTGACGAATGGTCTGATTGGTGCAGATATAATTTTGATAATTATTATTGCGGTCGTAATATTGCACAGCTAGCAATAGATTATAAATATTATATCGAAGAATGTATTCTAAACGCAAACAAGGTTATAGACTCTCAAGTAATTTAATAAACGGAGGAAGAATAAAATGAAAAGAACTATACTACTTACTATGATGGTATTGATGACATTATTTGTTGCAGGAGCTGGCGTTTGGTATTTCGCCATTCCGCATCCACCAAAAGCAGATATTACAACATTCCAAGAACTCAAAGATAAAGTTAAATCAGAAGACGACTTTATCGACAAGGTTATTCGTTGGGAAGTACGTGACCCGCATCCTATTGGTGGATATGACCCGGATGAGAAAGCTTATGGATTTCTAGGCAAGGTCGATGTTACAGGAAGTAACGACCCTATCTATGCAGGATTAACCGTTCTTAACGCAGACCCTAATATGAAAATTCGTACAGGTGATGTATTATATGTTAAGACAACGGAATTCCAATCAGATTCACCATTTGGACCTTTCCTTAAAGGTAATGTCCTATATATTGAGAAAGGAAATAAGAAATAATGAATCATGAAATAGTATTATATCCAAACAATGTTATTCTTGTAGATGCGTTACATAGAACGCGTATTTCATATAATCGCATAGATGATACTGGTATTGAACTTAGAGTCGATCCTATTAGCGATGTGTCGCATATCGAAGATGACTTGGATGTTCTTGAAGACCTAGCTACGAATATCTTTGACCTATATCTAAAGGACCCTACGCTAGCTAGTAAGATTGTTCGCCCAAGATATTATTACTCAGATACACATGGTAAATGGATTATCCAATACCCATTTAAATAAAATTTTTACAACCGTCTATATAGAAACGATAATAAAATAAAAGGAGGACATTAATATGTCAAATCAAGTTTCAGAAATTAAAGTTGCAAAAGATGTTAAAGAAGAAGTTAACTCAACAGTTAACCAGATCGCAGACAATCTTACAGAAGAAGATCAAGCTAAACTTGCTGAGCTTGTATCACAACAAACTATTGTTGAATCTAAGAAAGAAAACCCTTTGAAGAAAGGTGTTAACTGGATTAAGAAACATAAATGGCTTGTTGCTGGTGCACTCGGTGGAGCTTTGGCTATTGGTTATCTTGGTAAGAAAGCCTACGATGCTGGTATGCCTGCTGAGTTCGACGCAAACTCTGACATTATTGATGCAGATTTTAAGGTAAATGAAAATGTATATGAGTATGAAAATATTCCTGAAGTTGAAGAAGTTTCAGAAGATGAAGTTGTAGAATAATTCTACGCTTCTTCTTTTTTTTTGAGGAGATACGAATGAAGAAAACATATTTAGATAAATACATGTATGAACTTGAACGGCTGCCACATAAGGACTCTAACCGAGTTGATGTTATTGTAAGAATTGATCCAATTGACGATATGCGTTCGACCGACTTATTGTTGGCTCTAGGGTCTACACAAGACATTGCGTCTATTGAAGCTATGCCATTTAAAGTTGAGGGGCAGACCACAACACCATCTGACCGTGAAGAAGGAATGCTTTGTGTAACCCTAACGGGACACCAACTTTAAAATTTTTACCATCATCTATATAGAAAGGGTATCCTGGAGTACTTGGTGTACGATGAGAGCACACGAGTAATATCGAGGCGTCGGTTTGATTCCGGCAGGAAACAGGAATTACCACTTTCGATTTTTTTTTGAAAAGGAGAACAATATGACGGAAACGGATTACAACGCAATCCAAGCTAAGAATGTTGCAAAAGTATCTAAAGATACTGCTGACAAGCAAGATGTTGTTGAAGAGGTAGAACGCCGACCTAAAAAGGCGGTTGTTAAATCCTCGTCAACTGAGGAGATTAAACCCGGCCTTATTACAAGACTTGTACGCGGAATCCTTGGGCCAAATGGTGTAAAAGCCATTGGTACATATCTTTGTAAAGAGGTTATTGCGCCTGCAATTAAGGATACCGTTGTTAACTCAATTACTACAGGCGTTAATATGGCGGCATATGGAGAAGACCGTGGACGATATAATAGCCCAGGTTGGAATAATCCTTATCGGAGTAGTGGTGTAAGTGGACGAACTAACACATATACAAACTATTCAAGTTCTTACCATAATAACGATACTCGGGAAACTCGTGGTCTAAACCAACCTGACCGAATTAAGGATATTTATTTGTTCAGTCATGAGGATGCGCAAATTGTATTAGATAGCCTACGTCAGGATATTCTAAACTTTGGATACGCCCGTCTTGCTGATTATTATGATTATGCTGGTCAACCTAGCACAAACTATACAGACAACGCGTATGGCTGGAGAAACTTAAACACGGTCCGTATTATGCCAATTCGTGGTAAATATATTATCGCATTACCACCAGTTGAAGTAATTTAATTTATAAAAAGGAGAAACTAAAATGAACAACAAGAAATTTATGCTTAACACAATCAAAATCGTAGCTTTCGGTGTAGTACCATTTATGCTTGAGAATGGTAAGAAGATGCTTGATAACGCATTAGAAAACGTAAACAAACAAACGGGGGATAAATAATGTTATCGTTTTTACTTACTTTAATAGGTTGTTTACTAATCCTAATATTTGGAGTATTCGCCTTTATTGTATTTAAATTTTTCTTTGTGATTGTCGTAATTGCGTTAATCAGTTGGTTATTTCATAAGATTTGTGGATAAAAGGAGTATATAGAAAATGAAGTGGAAATTAGAAACTTTTAAAGAAAACGTCGGTGTAGCAGCATTTAACTATAAGAAAAAAGAACCTCTTATTATGATGGTTACTGGTCTTATTGGGTTTGGTGTTACTGCGGCTTTAGCTTATCGTGCTAAAGATAAGATTAACACAATTGTAGAAGATGTTGAATATTTGCGTGAGAATGACATGCCTGTACCAGTAGGAGAAACTGTATTACGTGTTGGTAAAGCTCTTGCACCAGCAATCACTACAGCGGCCTTATCTACAACCGCTATCCTTCGTTCATATCATGTCTTGACAGGACGTAACGCATTGTTGGCTTCTGCACTGGCGTCTGCTACACAAGCAAACCATCGTCTACGTAAACAAATCCGTGAGCAATATCCGGATGACCCCAACGCTCAATTTATTGGCGAACGTGAAGAAGTATTGGCAGGGCCAGAAGAAGAAGGTAAGAAGAAACCTAAGACTGTTACTGTTGTAAATCCTAGTGATGTGCAGTGGATGGAGTATACATATTTCAATAAGTCTAGTGAGTTCTTCAAGGATGATTTGAACTACAATGAAATGTTTATTGCGTCTATGGAAAATGCTTTACAACAAAAACTTAAACGTCAAGGATTCTTAACTCTTACATCAGTATATGATGTGCTTAAAATCCCATTGGAAAAACCACAACGCCGTGCTGGTTCTGAGCTAGGTTGGACAGACCATGACTACTTCGCTCTTGATACACATATTGTAATGGTTAAAGACGAGAACGGTTATCCATATCCTGTACCTGTAATTGAATTTGAACCTGTTCGTGATATTACATCAAGCGTTGATTTTGGTAGCGACATTGCTGATTACTTTATCTAAAAGGAGAAAACAAAATGGAAAAACGTGACTTAGTGGCAACTGGCGTCGGATTATTCGGCGCTCTTAATCTTGCTTATATCGGATACGCATTATACAAGAACTATAAAGATTATAAGAATAAAGAAGGCGTCTACGCTGAGGAAGAACCTAAGCAAACACAAACTGAACTTTTAGATGATGAAGACCTTATCTTAGTTGAAGAAGTACAAGAACCAATTAAAGTATCTAAACGCAAGGTTAAGAAATCTTTCTATATTGGTGTTGGCCTTCTATGTGTTGCTGCTATTGGTGGGTATTCTTACGGCTTTAAATCCGGTCATAGAACTACCAAAAAAGAAGCAGATAAATTAATCGAAACATATAACGCAGTTATCGACCAAAAAGAAAATCTTGAGAAACTTTTGAAAGAACGTCTTGAAAAGGCTGAGGTTGATGTTGAACGCATTACATCAAATGCTCTTAATATGCTGCTACCTGAACATATGGAAACTCGTTGGGTAACTTTTGATGATAAATCATATCATGCACAATCGCATTATACACCAAAAGTAACTAAAGACCTATCGTCTGAAGATATCGCATCCGCAGTTAAAGAAACATGGGATAAACTATATAACGAACCTGTCGTAGTTGTGCCTGCTGTCGAAGAGGGATAATCTTATTTAGAATATAGAGAGTAAAGGACTAGGCCGGACAACTTCGAGATTCCCGGTCTTCCACTATATTCTCAGGAGGTATACGATGGAATTTACATTTAAACTAAAAACGGAAACTAACTCTGAAATGAATATTATTTCTGATGATGATCAGCTTTCTATAGAGATTATAGATTATACAGGTGATTGTTTTTCTATCCCAGTTACAAACAATGACCTTGATAATATTCAGAAATGCATTAATATTATTTTAGGTAACAAGGAGAACCTATGAACAAAGAAGCTCTTGTTAAAGCCGGACTTATTACAGCCGGTATCGCAGGACTTGGATATTTTGCATATAGATTTGTTAAAGAAATGAAACAACAAATCAGCGATATTCGAGAAGCTGCTGAATTAGAAAAAGAATCTTTCGAAAAAGAGAAAGAAGAACTAAAAGCTACTATTCAACTACGTGACGACCAGTTGGCTTTGGCAGAAGATCATATTGACCAACTAGTATTCGGTACACCTAATGAAAACGGCGAGCAAATCGAGAATGCAGAACTTGAAGAAATGCGCCGTCGCCAAACTCGTTCAATCTTTGACCGACCTGAAGTTGTGGATATTGAGCCTGTTCCTAGTGAAGATGATGATTTCCATCAAGGTTCAGAACAAACTGCTAATGAAGAAGTTGAACATCACAATGTTTGGAAGGAAAATGAATATTTCAATACTGGTGATGAAGATATCCCGTATTTCGTAGTTGAATCTGCAAAAGAACTTAAAGGAAATGAGGGCCAAAGTATGCGCCATGATACTGACCCAAATAGCGTAGAGGCATGGAACCAATATAAGGCGGTTATGATTAGCGAATTATATGATGACGCTAAATCTGCTCAATATGTTTCTGAACGCTATAACATGGGTCTTCTCTTATCTCGACCTAATATCGAGAGCATTATTGACACATTCTCAGAATTACTAGAAGTTAACGATACTCGTATTGTACAACCATATAACCAATTTGATAATAATACATGGGAAGAAGTATATGAACGTCGTGAAGATTTCTTCGGAACGGATACATATTATGCTTCATCACAATTCCCTGTAACATTTGGTGAGCTGCTATTTGAATATGCATGTCATTTCGTAGAAGATACTGAAGCTGGTGAACGCCTTCCTATGATTGCTTATATGTTGTATGAATCAGGTATACTAAACGCTGAGAATATCGAACAGAAACTTCTTATTATCTCTAAGGTACTACAACACCGTAATGTGCAAGTCATTCCTAATAGTAGTATGAAGAAACTTGGTATGTTTGGTCGTGTCGTTGAAGTTGTAGGGGACACAGATACCGGTTTTGACGTACGCCTATATAACGAATACAATGAGTTCCTAGGTCGAGCTATCGACTTTGAAGAAGCTTGGCGGGAACAGTATGGAGATGATGAAGAGGACGAATAATGGCTAAAGAAGGATATATTCAAGTTAAATATTCCTTTAACGGCGAACAAGTATTCCTTGAAGATATCTTACAATCACAATATAAGTCATTTAAAGAAGCGTTCTTTAACAATGATGTTTTTGTGATTAAATACGATAAGGGATATGAGCACGCTGGCCCATTTGGAAACTCTTGTAATGAGAAATATATTGATATGAGTAAAGTTGTTTGGATAGGATATTAAAGGAGCGATTTATATGACGGATAGAAAACCAGATTTCTTCAATATTACAGTTGAGGAATTGACTGGTCCTAATCGGAAAGCCGATGCCGTCGTTTCTGCGGACTTTACTTATCTAGATAACCAAGGCGGTGACGTACAGGATATTGTGGTAAAAGGCGGTGCTTTTTATGCAATGTGGGATGGTGAAAAATGGTCTATGGAAAAGAACGATGTTGTTCGTGCTGTAGACCATGAAATTCGTAATAAATACGTTGAATTGAAAGCAAAAGGATACGAACGCATTTCTCTTAAATTCATGCAGAATGCGGGATCTGGACTTATGCGTAATTTCGTTAAGTATTGCGAGGATGCTCCTGAATCTTTACAAGTATTTAACTCTAAAATTTTATTTGATAATTATCAAGTTAAACGTGAAGATTATTCAACATTCCAGTTACCATATACACCAACGCCACAACCAACGCCTGCCTTTGATGAAATGACATCTGTATTATACGCCCCTGACCAATTGGATAAAATCTTATGGTGTTTAGGTGCCTTATTTACAGGTGAGATTATTAATATCGATAAATTTCTATTTCTATACGGACCAGCAGGAACCGGTAAAGGTACTATTATTAGAATTATTGAGATGCTGCTCGGTCAGTATATCGGTGGTATAGACTTAAAACAACTTACTAGTGGGTCTGAGTATGCGACAGGTACATTACAAGAATTACCTTTGCTGATTGACTCGGATACTGACTTGAGTCGTATTAAGAACGATACCCCCTTACTTAAAGTAACATCTCACGAAGAAGTATTTGTACGTAAATTATACCAACGACCATATCCTGTAACATTTAAAGGTCTTATTATTACTGCATCAAACCAACGCGCACAATTCCGTGACTCAGAATCAGGTATTGTTCGTCGTCTCCTTAAGGCGGTTCCAACAGGGCATCTCATTGCAGGGCCAAGATATAAGGAGTTAATGAATGGTATCAAATACGAGCTTGCAGGTATTGCACAAAAGGCTATTGATACATTTTCTCGTCTAGGCGCATTCTATTACGCTAACGATGTAGATATTGAGATGCTTGAATACGGAGACTCTATATTTGAGTTCGTCCGAGAGAACGTATTGATGATGCAAAATAACCCAACCTTATCTGAAGTAGAGCTTTTATATAAAGGTATGCTTGAAGAAAGAGGATGGGAGACCAACGGATATAAGAATAGATTACGCCTTGGCCTACAACGTTTCTTTGAGACATATACCAAAGATACAAAAGATGAAGAAGGTAATCGTAAACGAAATTGGTATCGCGGTTTCAAATACGAAGAGGCTTTCCCTGAAACTAAGAAGAAACAAGAGGTGTCTGATAAACCTAGAATCGACTTGACGGTTGGTAGACAGACTTCTCGTTTCGACTTAGAAGGTCGAGATTGGCCTGCTCAATATACAAATAAAGACGGCAACCCCCTTAAGAAATGGGATGATGTTACAACAACCCTTAAGGAGATTGACCCGACTAAATTACACTTTGTCCGTGTTCCGACTGAACATATTATTATTGACTTTGATGCTAAGAATGATGATGGCGAGAAAGACCTTGCTAAGAATCTTGAATTAGCATCACAATATCCTCCAACATATACAGAAGTATCTAAGTCTGGTGGTGGTGTTCATCTACATTATTGGTATGATGGTGATGCTACTAAATTAAATAACCGTATATCAGACGACATTGAAATTAAAGTATTTAAGGGTGGTTCATCACTACGTAGAAAGCTTATTTCTGCTAATGACTTACCTACTGCTCATATTTCAAGTGGTCTACCAATAAAGGAGGATAAGAAGACAATGTATAAAGATGTCGAGCATATTATGTGGACAGAGAAAAAACTTCTTGACTTTATTGACGCTTGTATTCGTAAAGAGCATCATGGGGCGACGGCTCCTGAGATTTCATTTATCGCTAAAGTTCTAGATGATGCGTATGAAGCTGGTGTTATTTATGACTTGCGACATAAGCAACAAGAAGTACTACGATTTGCACTTAGTTCTACCAACCAAGCCCCACAATGTTTGAAGATGGTATCTGAGATGCATTTCTTTAGAGTTCCAGAAGATGAAACTGAATCATATTCCGATAGTCTTATTTTACCAGATGAAGATATCGTGTTCTTTGACTCGGAAGTATTCTCTAATCTATATATGTTAGGTTGGAAGAAATACGGCCTAGAGGTACCAGAGGCGGTTTACCGAGGATTAGAAGACTGTACTAGTCTGTCTGAAATTGAGTCTATCTTAATTAACGAGTGGTGGAAGGAACACGAGAAAGAGATTGGTATTGAAATTAACCCAACACCTCAACGTGTTCGCCATTTATTCGATACATACCCTATGGTTGGCTTCAATAACCTTGGATACGATAACCATATTGCCTATGGTCGTATGCAAGGTGATGATGAAATGGAATGTTATAAACGTTCCCAAGGGATCATCGAAAAGAGAGACAAACGTGCTAAAATCTGGGCCGCTAATGATATCTCTTATGGTGATATTTACGAGTTCCTAGATACCAAGATGTCATTGAAGAAATGGCAAATCAAACTAGGTCTACGTCATGACGAGTTTGAGTATGATTGGACTAAGCCTCTTCCTGAGCATGCATGGGGTCGTTGTGCGGCATATATGCTTAATGACGTAACCTCAGAGGAAGAATTATTCAAATCCAAAGACGGTCAAGACGCATGGAATGCTCGTAAAATCCTTGCTGAGATTAACGGGCTATCTCCTAACGTCAAGACTCAGACACAAGCTGAGAAATTCTTATTTGGAGACGACCCGAACCCACAAGACAAGTTCAATTGGTATGACCTAGCTGAGGAATTTCCAGGATACACCTTCGATAAGTTCAAGAAAAAATCAGAATATCTTGGAGAAGACCCATCAGAAGGCGGATATGTCCATGCTGAACCCGGTATTTACGAAGATGTTATTGTCTTGGATATTGCTTCTATGCACCCTCATAGCCTAATCGCTATGAACTACTTTGGCCCATATACACCAAAATTTGCCGCCTTGGTTAAATGTCGTATGGGTATCAAACATGGCAATATCGAAGAGGCATCCCATGCATTTGATGATGTTGATCCTGAATTGGCAGATAAACTTCGTCCATATTTGGAAGGTGGCTCTGTTAAAGGTCTTGCACATGCATTAAAGATTATTATCAATATTGTATATGGTATGACATCGGCACCTTGGCCTAACAAATTCAAAGACCCTCGTAACGTCGATAACTGTATTGCGAAACGTGGTGCTTTATTTATGATTACAGCCCAAAAAGCGGTCGAGAAAATGGATTATCAAGCCGCTCATATTAAGACAGACTCTATTAAAGTACCTAAGGGAGATCAAAAAGTTATTGACTTCCTAATGGATTTGGCTAACAAATATGGTTATACCTTCGAACACGAACACACATATTCTCGTATGGCCTTACTTAACCGAGCTACAGTTATTGCGGAAATCGGTTGGCCAGAAGATGAGAAAGGTAAATGGGAAGCTATTGGTGCACAATTCGGTAAGAAGACAAACCCATTTGTATATAAGACACTGCTTAGTCAAGAAGATGTTGAAGAAAAAGATTTCTTTGTAACTAAGGAAGTTAAGACAGCTATTTATCTTGATGATCAATATGTTGGTAAGAATGCTCAAATTTATGCTTCTGTCACAGGTCGAGAAATCTCTCGCACTCAACCAAGTAATGTTGCTCAAATGATTCAATCGCGATGGATCAAACCAAAATATATGTTACAACGTGAGATTGCGGGACTTAACGATTATGAGATTGAAGAAGCTAAGAAGCAGAAGATTGCCGATGAACTAGGGCTTGATGTATACGAAGTTAAACGCATTATTACAGAAGGCTTCCCAGATACGATGACTGATAAACATGTATCTGTAACAGGTACATCAGGATTCAAATGGGAGTTAGCAAGTAATTATAAAGGGTTTGATGATATCGATATGACATATTATCACCAACTTGTAAAAGAGGCCGTTGAAGATGTGTATTCTGTAGGTGACGGTAATATTATTTTCAAAGGAACTAAATATGAAAGGAATTAGGAATGTTTAAAAGAATTTTGAATTGGTTTTCAAAAGACTCAGGTGATGACGAAGCTAGTAAATCTGGCTTCATTGTCACCATTAGTAAATTTGATGAAGATTTAGGAGCTAATCGAACTGATATTCTTATTGTAGGTAAAGATGAAGAATCTAATGTTTGTAGTATGGCAGGTTCTGAAGAAATTCATAAGGTGTCTTTATTTGATGGGAACATTCTTATGTATACTGCCGGAGTAAAATCCAATATTATGCTAAGCCCTTTTAAGTCTATTGAATATCTTGATGGTACGCTTAAGGTGATGAAAGCACAGGGGGTTAAGCATGTACTTGGCTGGGATATGCCTATTGATTAGGAGCTGCCATGATACATGTAATAGACTCAACAATTGGACAAAATAGGAAGGTTATGTATAAAACAGTTGACTTTTTAAAAAAACATGACATTCCTTTTAAGTTATATATAACAACAAAAGCTACTGGAGAATGGTCGCAATATAATACTAGAAATATTGATCCTGAAATTATAAAAGGTATTATAAAGTTCTATGATTATGATATTAGTAAAATCTGTCGTTCATCAACTAGTAGCACAACAATATATCTTCGCAAGCTACATTCTAAAGCATATCGAATCTTTTCTTCATCTCGTATATATGATATGAAGTTATCTGAACTTACGAATTTCTTAATTGAGAATCCTTATTTCTTAAAGACAACTATTGTCTATAATGATAAGAACGGTATAGTTGCGGATTCTATAAAAGAAGGCGGGCTACGCTCACTTATACCAAGAGATAAGCGGGCTGCTGCTCGTGAATTATATAGACCAAAAGCTTTCGAACACATCGCAAATGAAAACATTGAGGAAGATTAAAAAATTTACATATCTCATTATAGAAAGCGAGGTATATATTATGAATAAACTTAAAAATGGATTTATTGTTGTATTGCTTGGTTCGTATGCACTAACAGGTTTAGTAGCAGCGACAGAAGCATATAATGACTCTAGACTCCAGATGAAAGTTAAAAACTTTATATCTAAAATCAAGAAGAGCTGAGTAAAATTACTCGGCTTTTTCTTTTTTCTTTTGTTTGTTTGATTTATGTAGAAGTAAAATGACCTATATAAATGAGGTGAATATGGAGGTAAATTAAAATTGAACTACGCTGTATTGATGAAAAAGAATTAAAGGAACATCTACTTTATAAAACAATTGTCAAATTTGAAGAAGATAAGTTATACCTTGACGATGGCACTATTGTTTCTATCGAGATGACCGATAATGATTGCTGTGCATATGCATTTGGTGAGTTCAAAGATGTTAAACTTGAAGCTCTTATTACTGATGTTAAAATTGGTGATTATGTGGATCATAGGTTTGATATTGATGCAGAATTCGATGACGAATACGAAAATCATAACACAGTAACCATTTATAGTAATCAGAACCCTGTTACCCAAGCTGATTGTTATGCCAATGCGGGCAATGGCGGATATTATTTTAGCGTCTGTTCTCTTGTAATTGGAGACGTATATTTTCCAGTTGTTGAAGCATAAAAAGGAGAGTAAAATGGGAAACGATAAATTTATTATAACTGTATTATGTATTATGGCAGTTATTGCCATTTTTGAAATGTGGACAAATCGAAAGGATAAATAAAATGAAAATACTAGTAGCAGATTGGTACTATAAATTTTATAAAGAGGATTTTGATAATTTTGTTAAAAACCCAGAAGATATAATCGTTTTAAATACTTACGCTTTCGATGTTGAAATGCGGACATGTAGTAGCCATATGTTAATTACAGATGATAAACTACCATATTATTTAGAAACATTTAAAGACTATATTATAGACAAGGAGACACTATAGTATGAAACGCGGAAAGAATAACAAGGCTAAACTTGGTGCAGATTTGCTTCGTAAAGTTAGAAATGCGGAGGCTATTGTTGTAGCTAATGCGCCTAAACCAGTCAGAGTATCAGGTAAAACCCTACGATTTACTGCAACTTTAATTTCATTAAATGCTATGCGGGTCTATATTCTAAAAACTAAAGTTAAGAATCTAAATCCGAAAATTATTAGAGGCTTCTCTAATATTATCAAACTTATTATGAGCGAATATTCATATGGTCAAAACATATATCATGAAGCGCCTTCGGTTGATAACGCGTTTATTCCAGAAAACCACAAGGAGAAATTACAAAATGAAGCGAGGAAAGAATAATAAAGCGAAACGCATTGTTAAGCTTATAAATTATATTGAAGAAATGTTAGATTACAATATTAAAACCTTTAAAGATCCTTCGTTATTAGATTTATATTTATTTAATACAGTAAATAAGCTTAAAACAACTAAGTTATCTAGAATTTCAAATACCTATATTACTTATTTACAGGACTCATTATCTTTGAAACAGGAGAAACTAAATGGACAAGATTGAAATGATTATTCAGAAGTATGGTGATAAAATCCAAGTAGGATACCAAGCACTTCGTGATCAGTATATCATAAGTAATATATTTTTTACCTTTACTCTTATTTTTATAGCAGGGTTTGTGACAAGTGTAATTTTATTAACTTTTATTAATATAGATAATGATAACTTCAATAAAAACTATTTTGATAAAGAATGGTATGCATATGCTGATTATAAAATTAAACGCATATTGGTTTATCTAAATATCATATTACCGATTATATTTTTATTAATGACGATTATATTTATAATATTGAATGGAATATTAGCGCCAGACTATGGGTTTATTAAATCACTTATAGGAGACAAATAATGAAACCACAAAAACTATCGCTTGAAGCTATTAAAAACGCACATGCCGAACTTACAGATATCTTTGAAAAGAAGAACAAAGACTACGGTAATTCTTTCGAAGAGTCTTTGGAAAAGCATGGTATTATTGCTGCTATTGTTCGTATGGAAGATAAGATGCTACGTCTTAGTAATTTATCAAAAAACCAGTCTGAACAATTAGTAAAAGATGAATCAATCATCGATACACTTAAGGACTTATCGAACTATGCACTTATGACAGCAGTATGGTTGGAACAAACGCAACGTCTTCAAGAAATTGATGATAAGATATCGGAATATAAAGAAGTACCATTTGTTAAAGATAACGAAGACTTCGATATGTCTTATTTTGACAGTTATGGTTCAAAATTTAAGAATATCGTTCAGGATATTATTCGATTTGAACCTGATCTGATTGTAACTAAGTCTATTACTTTTGATAATAAGTTAGAACCAAAATATATTATGATCGATGTTACAAATGTTAATAAGGCCGTTAATTGGTTTAATGACTATGCTAATCGCGGATCATATTCTTTAAAAAAACATTATTACAATTATCTAGATGAGTTCGGACCAGGGCGAATTCTTATAAGTGCTATAAAGGACAAAAACGATGTTTAACTTCGATAACGGTCTAGATATTGTTCGGGCTTTATCCTCTGTTAGACCACCCGGTAGACCTCGTAAGTTTGTGAATGACGCAGATATCATAGCCTATAAAGAAGCAGGATGGTCTAATAGAACTATTGCCACATCTATGGGTGTATCTCGTTCTACAATAAATCGTAGGGTATCCGACTTAGTTAAGCAAGGTTTGATAAAGCCTGAAGAGTATGATTATAATTTCAACAACCCAAGTGCTGCTGAACAACCTCGACGTAAAAACAAAGAGCGATGGGAACATTGGCATGGACCTGGGGTATAATTTTTACATACCTCTAAATAGAAAGAGAGGTAAACATTATGAAAACATTTATGTTTAAAGGAACTAAGACTGAAGTTACGGAAATTATTAAAGAAATCCGTTATACAGAGGCTGTAAATATGTATTATATGAATCGTATTTTACCAGAATATTTTGGTAAAAGATGGACATCTAATGCAGATTCATTATGGCGTTCTGTTAACAATTGCTTACATGATTTCTGCGATGAAGAACGTCAAAGTCTTTTAGATATGTCTGAAGGCATGATGGTTAAACTAAAAGAAGAGGTTGAATGGACTGAACTTGATCAGAAAGCGATTGAGTATTTAGGAATTAAATCATTCACTGAGCTCAGAGAAGAGCAACGTGATAAACTTAATTTCTTATATACCGCAGTTACTAGATAGATGAGTGAGGATACATTCCTCCTCTTTTTTTTACTTTAATATTATAGGGGGTATAATGATGGAGTTATATGTTAGTGATGATATGATGAATCGTGAAGAAACCGGTATAAAACTTGATGGGTATTATTCATTATTTAATCTAATAAAAGATAAGTCAGACATATTATATGGGATACTAAAAGCAACATCTGCTATGTTGGGTCTATACCCAAGTACTAAAAGCCAAGAAAAAGCAGGCCTTGCTGTAGAATATACACATCTTAATATACGAAAAATTTTTAATAATCCTAACATTTTTCTTTTCTGCGCCTATTTAGACATCGAATCGCTTATTTTAAGAGAACATAAAGGTTCTGACTTATACGGAAAATGTGTAAAAATCAACCAAGCAGTTATGCAGGTATATAAAGAAAGAAACGGCTTACATTGGTATATTTCTGATCGGCCGTTTGAAGATAATGATTTAAATCCTATTATGATAGAGAATCGAGGTTCTGGGTTCTTTAGATATACTGGATTAGGAGCACCTCATGGAGCAGACTATTATATTAATGAATTTAAGGAGTGGTGATATGATTACTGAAGATTTTCCTATTTTCTATTCAACCAATAAGAAAGACATCGTAGAATTTGCAGATAAGGTATACGCCCTTGCTAAGAAATATGGATGGATTAATATAAAGGATTTTGTTGATTTATGGGGTAAAGATACTAACATGCCGGGTTCAGTTGAATGGTGTGTTGAATACAAAGACCTACCTAAGAAACCTAATATTAAAAAGGATAAGACTAAAGGTTGGTATTTGGAAATGCCGGCTAGCTATTTATTCTAATATTTACAACTTTCATTATAGAAAGAGAGGTAAACATTATGGATTTTAATAAACAAGACTTTTACGGCTATTTTGATGGAGCTGAAGGAGACGACATGAAATATGTATGGTTAGGTGACAAAGAATCACACAAACTATATATTGTACCGACAGATGAAGAAACGGCAGTTAGTATCAATGAAGAGTATAAAGAACTTTTTAAAGAGACTACTGATAAGAATCTTAAAATATTTGGATACAGTTTATTAGTTGGTTTTGGATTTGGCATCGCCCATACGATTATGTCTGAATCTGGAGGCTATGAAAAAGTAGGAGAATGGACTAAGAAGAAAATCAATAATATCAAATCTAAATTCAAGAAGAAGGCTGAGTAAATTACTCGGCTTTTCTTTTTTTTTTGAAAGGAGAAAGAAAATGACTAATCAATACGCGTCAAACGAACCTTATATAACTGTGGGTAGTTCAGTATCATACTCAGAAATTAAGGATTATTACGATGAACTTCGCGATAATAAACAAATTCGAGATGTCGTTAATTTACAGCGCATCTGTCGTAGACTTCGTGTATCTAGGGATATATATGATGATTCTTTAGAAGATGTTATTCCTGAGTTATTCCAAGAAATAGGTAACCTTTCTTGTTCACCATTTCAAGAAGTGTTTAAAGCTTGGGATGAGGGTAGACTGACATTTTGTTATACCCCAAGCAATGACCTTATGTATTATATTGATAGATTTATTATAGATAATTATATCAATGGCGGCAATATCTATATGGTATATATTGATATTAATAACAGATTATCTATGAGTAGATTCGATAAGACTTCAAATCCTAGACGCAAAAAAGATAGCTACTGGTTTACTTATCTAATGGACCATATGAAATACGTAAAATATGTTTGTGATAATAAAGCGCTTAATTATAATAATTCTTACTATAATACAAAAGTAATATTTAAACATATGTTTGACTCGTCTAATAAAAATTGGAAGAAAGAATTTAGAGAATATAATTATATGCTTTTTGAAGATTTAAACGATATTGCAGTAAGTAAATTAAAAAGAATTATGAACTTTATCCCTGATTATGAAATTGAAATTTTGGATATTGTAAGTATCGTTCAAAATAGATATAATGGATTATTATCATCTGATGATTTAGTTGGTAAAATTATTTACAGTCTTTCTAAACTAGCTAGTGAAGGTCAACTTCGTAAGGTAATTAAAATGGAGGAACCAAATAATGAATAATATTAATTCTAAAGGCCGAGTGTTTAAAGAAGAATGGACGCCACGCAGCATTATCAAGCGTAAACTATATAGTATCTATGACCATGAAAATTCTCGCCGCATTAAAGCCGATGAAGGTTGTCCTAGTTGGGAACGGTCTAATGCATTTGTAGAAGCACGTTGTCATCAATATCATGAACGACTTTTAAAACAGGATATTAATAAGCTACGTAAACAATACGGTCTTAACGTTATCCCTATGCGGAGCAAAGACTGGTATGATACAAATTTTGTATTAGCAGGAGTTCCTGAATTAAGACATGCGCGAATTATTTAAGGAGGAATAATGGATAATTTAACGCCAACTAAACGGTTTTTATCATTTCTATATGGTGTTATGGCAGTATTAGTCAAACACATATTAGATATATTTGCTCTATTTTTAGTAGTATTCTATATAGATATTTACACATGGGTAAAAAGTTTCGTATTTGTTTTTGCAATGGTGTCTATACAAATTGATATTACTGAAGTGTTTAATACATACTATAATAAGGAGGACTAAAATGGATTTAGGAAGAGAATGGGCGAAAAAAATAGGTATCTTACCTGATATTAAATACATTCCAGAAGGAATTAAGGATGTATTGAAACCAGCGTTTGATAGATTAGGCCTGCCTTATTCTACAAGATGCGAGGAAGTTGACTCCACATATGACGTATTAGCTCGTATCAGAGAAGCTTCGCATTACAGATTTGATGCTAAGGATTTATGGGAGTTACTCGGATTGGATTGCGTATTCATCGCTACGTCGGATACTTGGTTGGAAAGTATGACTGAGACGGTTGCTAAGCTATATCGCGTAGGAAGTAACCAGTCTGGTGCGCCAATTCTGGATATCTTTATTGATGATAACGATGAGTTTAGTGTGCGCGTGATTTCACCTAAAGGAGGTAAATAATATGTTTGGTTATTTTAGAAAAGGCCGTTCAGAAAGTAAAACATTTATTGAAGATAAAGTAAAATGGTTTCATTTTATGAAAGGATTTAATGATCTTTTTTACGAATATACATTATATAATATTCTTAAAAGATATCCTGATTACCATATTGAACAAGGAGAATATACTGAATCGATTAAGTACTTCAATGAACTATGCGAATGTTGTAGTACGCATTTTAATAAAAGATTAGATAAAACAGACCACACATGGATTGAAAGCGTTTATAATGTAATTGGTATAAACTCATTTGCGAAGTCTACTAATGAATATAAAAAAGGTAAACTGTTCGAGATCCTTATTATATTATATATAACAGAAGGACATAAAGCGATCAATAGTTTCCCCGATTTTATTGAAAAATGGTTTAGAGACGGTATCCTTATCTTAATCACAGATTTAGGTGATGGGGTACGAGACGAAATGAAGCGTCAATTCTTTGATAAAAAATCAGAATTTAGTTATACGTATAAGACTAAATTCCGTCGGTTTATCTTTGAGATTGAAAGAGAGACTGGTAAAATTAATCTCTTAATTTTTCCTTCATATTGTGAATATTTTAATTTTAATAAAAAGTTAGATGATGATTCAGTGTTAGATGCTCTAAAATATTCCTATGATAGTAAACCTATCACAAAATGCCAATGGAAGTCTAGAACAAAAGATGGGGTAGAAGCTACATTTATACCATTATGTAAAGAGATTAAAGATAATAAGAATTGGAGTATTGTTGGTTCTAGGCTTTTCGATCAAGGAATAAAAGTAGAGTTAAACCTTGATGAGTTATGTAAATACGAGGAAGAACGTAATACAAAACGACTTATTCGTAAAGTTACTGGTATGTCAAATAAGAGGTATAAAGAGTTTCTCAATGATGTAAAACGAAGAGTATACAGATCCGATTTGGAATCAGAAATGCTTATTGCCAAATTATCCAAAGTGGCATCACTTCCAGTAGATAATTACACTGTTTCGATTGCGATGAGTTGGTTAAATATCGGAAGAGGTTGGAACGTTAGCCATATTAAAGTAACTGATTTACTAGATGCTATTATTGAGATGAAGGAAGAAGATAACTAGAAAAACATGGAGAGTAAAAAGATGATAACAAATAATTTATTAGAATTTTTAAATGAAATTCAGAAGTTTGCAGTTAGAATTAAAATACAAGAAATAATTAATAGTCTGATTAAAGATGATCGAGTTCATAATGTGATTGATGCAGATGTTGTTCTAGAATATTATGAAAAAATGCATGAGCATTTTGATAAGAATCCAGAAGACTTCCTATTTCAAAATCGAGAATGGTTAGACGAGTCATTGGAACGACTTAATATTGATTTATCTGATATTTTTGATGAAAGCGCTAATCCTCGCCATATTAAACGGGAAGAAATTATTATTCTATTCCTGACTCTATGGGTTAATATGAAGATTCAAGATCCGGTTAGTTGCGAAAACATCGAAGAACCTTATGAATTATTCAATCTTTGGGTAAAGGATAGGGTTCTTATTATTAGGCCTACAAAAGAAGTTTATTTACATAATGGTGATAATAGTGTATTAAATCATGTTTATAAAAACTATGGTTGGTATACAAGACTGCTTCATACTTTTAATATTGATGAAAAAGGAGAAGTTAAATATCATTATAATAGTCCTGATGGTATTATAAACATTAATAAAATGTATAAGAAAGGACATGATAATGAAATAATTAGCAATATCGCATACAATGTTAAAGATATAGAAGATACTATTAGTAAACTAGATGACTACATATTAGAAGAAAAAGAACGCCACAATATTATCGTTCCTCGTAATACTAAGTTTGTAGTTCGGGAGATGTCTGGTCTATCTAATAAGGAATATAAGCAGCTTCTTAAATATTATAATACAAACGAATTAAAGAAAGCATGCGATCCTTATATTAAAGAGGTAGTTGATGTATTGGCTGAAGATTATGGAATAGAGGTTGATTCTGATTTCATTTCTTATGCCAAACGTCACGCTAAGCCTAAACCAGATAGCCCATTCCAAACAATAACAATTATTGATATCATTAACGCTATGATTAAATTAAAGGATAAAATAGGTGATAAATAGAATGAATAACTCAGACGAAATAGAAGCTATTAAAAAGCGTATTGAATATTCGCTTGATGGTGAGGCGTTTATAGCGCTTAGTCAAGATGTTGAAAATGATATTGATTATCGACCTCAAATACGCAAAGTTAGAAAAAGAAAGGCGGAGATGTTCGAATGGTTGAGGAATCGCAAGAATTAGATGAAGATGATAAAAATGGAAAAGTTATTCTTCCTGTCGAAGTTCATATTTCCGATATGTTGGGATGCCTCTATCCTGAAGATAAAGTAGATATCGTATCGGAGAAAGGTGTTTTATTATTTCGAGATGCTGTAGCTAAAGATTTATTTAAGGAAGGAGGTGATAATTAATGAAATTATTTGTACGACCGGATTATTATTCAGAAAATCATGAAGAATTAATAGATCTAGTAAAGGATGAAGGTGATATTATCATACTTAGCAACAAGTCTACGTTAATACCTTATTCAATGCCTGGTTATATATTGGTTTCAAATAAGCAAGTTGAAGAATACTATCATAATTTTGATCTTATTGCTAATCTTAATATGAAGCAGCCTATTGATGTAATTCATCGAGAGGACGGTAGTATTGAATATATGCAAAAACGGTTTACAATACCGCCTTTAAACTACGAAATCGATAACGAAGCCTTTGATAATTATAAACCTAAGTTCAACTTATTAAAAGAAGACCTATAATTTCCTATAATAAATATATAAATTATTACACAGCTCTTAATAGAGGGAAAGAGATGGAGAGTTTTTCTACATATATATTTTAGGTAAAACTTTCTACCTATTATATACATTTCTCTCTAATGTTTTGCAAAGCATTTGCTAGAAAAGGAGAATAAAATGGCAAATAATAACGAACTTATTTTGGAAAATACTCGCATTGTGTACCCTAACTTCAAAGGGGCACCGTCTAGTGTCATGATTAATGGAAAAAACCGTGAAGTAAACACCGACGGTTCTCGTAAATTCAATCTTTCATTAGACCCAATGGTCGCACAAGAGTTATTAGAACAAGGTTATAATGTTAAAATGCCTACTGAAGATAAACCAAATCGTGCACCATATATTCCAATCGTTTTATCAAAAGGACCAAATGTACAACAATGGGTACGTGTTGCATTAGTAGATGATGGTAACGGTCGTTTTATTGATATAACAGACCCTAATCAACTCGCCATGCTAGATGATATTACGGTAGGATGTCGTGTAAATGCGGTGCTTAGTCCTTATCATTGGGAAGTTGATGGTAAAGTAGGTATTACAGCATATACTAAAAAGTTGTATATCTATCTTGATGATGTTGATCCAGAACTCGCACCTACTAAATTAGGTTTTGAAAAGGATATTAACTTCTTGTAATGATTCCTAAGAAACTAGGTATTATATCCTTAAAACCCGAGCAATACGAAGCTTGTGGTAAACTTAAATCAGGCTCTATATTAATGGGAGGGGTTGGCTCAGGTAAGACATATACGTCTATATTTTGGGCCGCCTCTCAATATGGGGTCGACTTTTTTACTGAAGATAGGCCGTTAGTTATCATCACTACAGCTATGAAGCGAGACTTGATAGAACGTGGGGCTGATAAACCAGACTGGCAACAATCTTTAGAGAATTGCGGTATTACCAATTATATAGTAGACTCTTGGCAAAATATCGAAAAGTATGAGCATATAAAAAACAGCGTTTTTATTTTTGATGAACAGCGTGTTGTAGGCTATGGTAAATGGGGTAAATCCTTCATTAGAACATGTTGGAAGGATAATAAATGGATTTTGTTATCTGCAACCCCTGGCGATGTATGGATGGACTATATGACTGTCTTTATCGCTAATAGATTTTACCGTAATAAAACCGACTTCACATCTCGTCACGTTGTTTGGGACCCATATGTTAAATTTCCTAAGGTTAAGAAGTATATTGGGACAGCAGTTCTTGAGAAATACAGGAACCAAATTGTTGTACCTATGAAAGATAACCGAAAGACAATTCGTCATAGGGATTATATATATGCGGAATATGACTCATTCGCTTTAGATACCTTGTCAAAAACCAGATGGAACCCTTATACAGATGAGCCTATATTAAATGTTGCTGAATACACCCAGCTAGTTAGACGTATTGTTAACACAGACCCGAGTCGTGCAAAACATGCAGAAAATTATATATTAAAACACAATAAGACAATTGTATTCTATAACTTTAACTATGAGCTCGATATCTTAAAGGGTATCTGCGAAAAATATAATCTATTATATAAGGAATGGAACGGTAGTAGACACGAGCATATACCTAATGAAGATAAGTGGGTATATCTTGTGCAGTATACGGCTGGTGCAGAAGGATGGAATTGTATTACTGCTAATTCTATCTTATTCTACTCAGTTAATTACTCTTATCGAAAGATGGAACAAGCTGAAGGACGTATAGACCGCTCTAATACCAAATTCACTGACTTATATTATACTTATCTCACCTCTCTTTCTAAGGTTGATAAGGATATCCTTAAGGCGGTTAAAGATAAGAAGAGGTTTACTGAAGCTGCTTGGGGTAAGAAACAAGGATTTATACCTTTAGATATGCAAATGGAGAAATTAGAAGAGGAGTGGTTATATGGCGTCGAAACTTGAGAAAGATTACCAGGCAAGTCTGCTTAGAAGGTTACGTAAGGCTTATAGAAGCCGTATATTAGCGACTAAGACAGATCCTGGGTCAGTACAAGGGGTGCCTGATTTAATCGTTATATGCGATTCTAAGTACGCTCTACTCGAGGTTAAACGCTCAGCCACAGCTTCTAAAAGACCTAATCAAGACTATTATATAGAGAAATTCGGACAACATAGCTTCACGTCATTCATTTATCCTGAAAATGAGACGGATGTTATATATGAAATGTGCGATTTCTTTGGCCTTGATTTCGATTTATTCTTAAAGGAGAAATAATGGAGTGGATACCACACTGGAATTTACAAGGTAAACATGCCTTTCTATCCCCTTCAGGTTATTCTTGGTTGGGATATGATGAAGATAAGATGGCTAGGAGCTACGAAAACA